AATGTTGGGAATCGCGGGAATGTCAGGAAATGGGCTGATCTTGTTGACGCCGCCGCGAATCTTGTTCACCGCGTTGATCGCCTTGTTCACTACCCCAATGACAGCGTTCAGCATCGTTTTGAGGCCACCGGCGACGGCGCCGGCGGCGCTCTTGATGCCGGTCACGACAAAACCGACGATTTTCCCGCCTATGTTTTCCATCGCTTCGGCAATCCCGCTGATTTTCTTTGCGAGAAACTCGGGTATTCCGCTGATGTGGTCCCAAACCTTTTCACCTAGTCCGGTCACGCCTCTGACTGTGTAGGTGACAATGCGCCCGCCCAGCTCTACCAAGCCTTCAACCCACGCCACTGCAAGATTCTTCAGCGCCTGGGGGAGCCCGGTGATCTTTTCCCACACCTTTGCGGCGATGTCGGCGACGCCCTCGGCAATCTTGCTCACGATGGTCTTACCAATGTCCAGCACGGCGCCACCGATCAACAGCGGGAACGCCAAGATTGTGGTCTTGATGCCGTCAAGCACGCCGCCGATGGTGGTCTTGAGGCCCTCCCACACTCGGGAGAAATCACCGGCGATAAGGCCCTTGATTACCTCTAGGACGCCCTTGATGGTGTCCCACGCGGCCTCTACGGGACCCTTGAGATAGTCGACGACTACCTTGACAGCCTTTTGGATGCCCTCCCACGCGCCCTCCACGATGGTTCGGAAGGTTTCCGACTTTTTGTAGAGGGTGATGATGCCGACGGTGAGGCCGACCACGGCGAGGATGATTGCGCCGATGACCAAGGCGACAGGGTTCAGGGCAAGGATCGCCATAACAATGTTGAGGCCAATCACGGCAACGGAAAGGCCAGCCACAGCGCCGGCGAGGATCAGGAACACCTTGGGGTTATTTTGTGCCCAGTTCCCAAACTTCTGAATCACCGGCAGGATTTTCTCCACCGCCGGCAGCAGGGCCGCGCCGACTGATTCCTTGGTTTCGTCTAGGGCAATGCCCAGCCCCTTGAAGCGTCCCGCCGCCGTGTCGGCGCTGGCAGCTGCGTCACCCTTGAAGGTCTTAGACAGGATGGCAATGGCTTCCTCGGCTGTGGCGCCATTCTTGACCAGTTCCTTCATGCGGGGATCTAGGGCATTCAGGCCGCGTAGGTTGCCCGCGTAGGCCTTCGACAGAGCCTCAGAGACGGTTGCCAACGGCTTACCCGTACCGGCGGCGACGTCGAGGGCCAGCCCTAGGCCCTTTTGGGCTTCGGTGAGGCTCCCCGTACCCCTAGCGAGGATCGCAAGGGCGGGGCGGAGCTCGTCATCCGAAACGGCAGCGGCTTGTGACGTCTTGGTAATGAACTCCTCAACCGCCGACACTTGACCCTTGGTGGCCTTGGTCGACGTGAGCAGGGTGCGAGCAAGCTGGTCTTGTGCCGCCTGGTCCTCAATAGCGGCCTTAGTCGCGTCCACTGCTGCGGCCCCAAGCGCGGCAAGCGCAATGCCAGCGGGAAGCGCCGCTTTCTTGATTGCCAAACCGGCCTTAGCCCCGGCGCCTTCCATGCGCTGAAACTGGCGGATCGCTTTATCCGTTCCGGCACCGTTGAAGTCGGTAATGATCGGGATGGTGATAGCCACTAACGCACCCTCCTCTGAACGATCTTTTCAGCATCTCTAACGATGCCGTCGACGCCTGCGAGGATCTGCGGTGCATAGCGGTCATAGGTTGGCCACAGCACGCGAGCATTACGCGCCCGGAGATTTGACCCGAACCTGTTACCCGTCCCGGCAACCTCAAAGATTGCCCCGCCAACGTTCCCCTGGGTGATGTAAACCACACTGTTGGCATTGCGGCGTGTCGAGGTCTTGACCTTGACGCCCGAACGGACCTTCGACGCATCCCACGGAAACTTCTGGGAAGCACCCTGCGTCCAGCTACGGGACATTCCCGACATCGGCTGGAAGGGGTAGGCGCTCTTGGCCGCGCCAATCATGGGCGCGACCACGCCGCGAATGCTTTTGTTGAACTCCTTACGGTGTTCGGGGTCAATCTGCCGCAGGGCCTTGATGGTGTCTTTGACACCCACCACTTCTATCTTGGCCGCTGCTGGCATTACCTGCGGGACTCCTGAAGTACGTCCATCACGGTATTTAGGTCTTTCATGGTGAACGTTACATCCGGGGGCCAGAAACCAGTCTGCGCCAGCACGACGGCCAACGCTCGGCTTACTGTCCCCCGTCCGTAGGGTTTGAATCGGCGGGCACATCCCCGTCGATCACTTCAAGGTCCTCGACTACATCGACGAACCCGTCAAACGTCTTTGGTACGGCTATGCCTGCCGTGGACGCTGCCTTCCATGCGAGGAACGCGATGTATTCGAGCCGGGGCGCCATTTGTAGAACCTGCGCCGACACGTTGAAGTGCCTCTCGAATGCAATGGTGTTCCGAATGGACGCAATGTCCACGACATGCTTAGCCGTGCCGATGGTGAAACTGATGTTTCCCGATACTGCCGACGTTTCCGCCATGTGTTCCCCCTGGTTACTTGTTAGGTGACGTCACGAACCCAAGTGCCGCCGCTGAATGACACTTCCATGACCTGAAGCTCGCCCACCGTGTAGGTGATGGGGTAGTTGCCGATCATCGTGTTACTGATGAGCCACTCCGGGTTATCTGCCGCCGGTGCGCCTGCATCCTTACGGATCACGATAGCGGTGTCACCCGCGCCAAGCTCGGCGGCTACAGCTGTCTCCACGCTGTTTGCGCCGTAGTCGACGTACAGGGTGATGGTGCCCTCAACAGTCTGAAGTCCGCCGGCGAAACGCTCGCCACCGTCGCCGAACGCGGTAGAGGTCAGAGGCGCCTGCCCCAGCGTGAGGCTAACGGCGCTGCACTGGTCGGCCAGCTGCACGCCACCAATGGTGAGGCTCGCCGGCTGTGAAAGGTAAACGGTTGCCGCCATTGGGGCTAACTCCTTTGTGTTCCGACCCGAACCGTGAGGTCATAGGTCGGGATTTGCTGTTCACCGATCTGCATGAGGCCGGGAAACCCTCGAATGAGGGAAATGCCGCTGTTCATGATGGTGTCGGCTGTGGTGATGAGGTAATCAACTGCGTCCTGATTGCCCGGTGGGGCCGCAAGGATCTTGACGCCGATTTCAATGTCGGCAATGTTTGAGTTGAAGCAGGTGAACGTCGGAGGCTCCACCAGCACGGTGATGGGCCGCGCATTGCGAATGTCCGTCACCACCTTCAGCCCTAGGGCCGTGAGGGAAGTGACCACGGTTGCCTGTGCATCGGCAAAGATTCCGGTGGCGGTCATGCCACCTGCGAACGGTTGATACCCAGCAGGCGGTTAATCTGGCCGCTGGAACCGAACGGGACCGGGTTGCCCATCTGCTCAAAGGATGAGAACGAATCGACAGACCCGCGTTCGCGGTACAGGGTGGCCGCATACATCACGGTCCCTAGCTTTGCGTCGTCACCTGGTGCAGTGGTGAGGCTGTCGAAATAGCCCGCTTCCCGGCGCCGGCGGTATGCGTAGGCGTTGGCCGCGTTGACGCATGTACCAATGAATGCCGTGTCGTTAGAGGTCGACGATGCGATCCCCAGCCACTCCACGACGTTTGCCGACACAATCCATGTGCAGGTAGCCGTAAAGGTAAGCGTGCCAGCCACCGGCCCACGCGCAATGTCGGCGTGAGTCTTTGCAACCATGAGCTGGTCGGTGATGATCTCCTCGGTGTTGAAAATAAAGTCGCCTTCATCGTCAACGCCCAGGAACTCATAAATCGGGACCGCGACCACCGTATAGGTGCCGTTCAGCGTCGCGCCCAGCCCTGCCAGCGTGACTGACTGACCCGTGCCAATCTCCGTACCCTCCAGCGTCTGCACGACCAAATAGTCGTCAGTTACCTGTCGGTGGGTGATTGTGTAGGTCGCCATGGTCAGTCAGTCAGCCGGTCGCGGCTTAGATGAACGCAGCCTTGCGGAACTTCTGGTTGTCGATCATGAGCGTGGCGAAGTAGCCACGGAAGGCCAGCGTGCGAGCCAGCAGCTCGGGAACGTCCACCGAAATGGCGCCCTTCTGCTGCTCAAAGATCTCAAAGCCGGAAGCGTCGCCAGCGATCAGCGTGTCGTTGGGGAAGTTACGGTCCACGACCACGCGCAGGCCAAAGGCCACCGCGTCCATGGTCCCCGGTCCCATGTTGCCAAAGGCGTTCATGGGGCCAACCTGCGGGAACAGCGGCCGGTCCTGACTGTCAGTCAGTCGCCCAAGTGCGCCCCAGATGTTCGGGGACACAAAGACATGGTTGGGAAGGTTGCCGTTGGACGTGTTGAGGATGCCCTCGGCAGCTCCGTAGAACCATTCCGCCCACTCGGTCGGATCGTTGATGTTGGCCGCCGTGAAGTTGGCCGTCACCGTGGCGCCAGCTGCCAGCGCGTCAGCGGCCGCGTTGTCCGTCTGGTTCGCGTAGACGCGCCCCAGGTCGTCCAGCACGAGAGACAGCACTGCCGGGTCAGACCAGTCGAGGTCCTGCTCCGAAATCTGGACGTACCCGCCAAAGGTCTTTTTCGTCACCTGGTTATCAGTAACCACAAGCGTGCCGCTCTGAAGCGTGTCGAACTCGGCCACCTGCTCCGCAATGCTGGTGTGAGTCGTCACCTCGGGACGGATGAACACCTTGCCGCCACCCGGCATAGCGCGGGCGCCAATGGCGTCGACCACCGGGCGCATGCCGATGAAGTTGTTGTAGACCGGGCCGATGATCGGCTCGGGGAGGATGCCGGGAGTATCGGCGGTGCCGATCTCCGGCGCAGCTGCGTGCACGGCGGCCCGCATGCGCTCAAAGCTTGCCCCACCCTTGACCATTGCGGCGATGTATTCCACTGCCGTCGGCAGCTCGGGACGCGCCATGGCGTACATGATGGGGTTGGTGGGAGTGGTGGCCTCTGCCGCGATCGGCTCGGCCTTCTCGGCGTCGGTCATTTCCTCTGGCTCCTCATTCTGGGTTTCGGGGTCCTGCTGTTCGTCGCCGGGGTCCGGGACGGTTGCCGCAATCTCTGTGATTACGGCTTCCCTGAACGCCGGGACGGCGACTAGGGACAGTTCGACCAGTGCCGCCTCTGTGACGGTCATGACCCCGGCGGGGTCGGTCGTGAAGGTGATGGGCTGGGCGCCGACGGAAACAGAGTCATACGCCCCGGCCTTGAGCAGCGCGACGGCATCACGGCTCGCCCTGGTGTCTGCAAGCGTGGCCTCAAACTCCAGCCCGTCGTCACCGTCGGCCAGCGTGTCGACGATGCCGCGCAGCTGCGTCATGTCGTGGTTCTCAAGCAGCTTTGCGGGCTTCTGGCCAGTGTCGAACGCCCCACGGCTGAACTTGACCTCGGTGCCGTCGGAAACGGTCGCCACGGTGTCCCAAGGGACCGCGATCCCGGCAATGCGAGCGGGTCGCGTTTCGTCCCCGGCCTCTGCGGTGATCAGATCGGGGTTAGCGTTGAATCGAATCACGATGCAATCTCCAAATCATCAGCCGGCGAACCAGCGGGTTCCCGCTCGGTTGGGGTGAACTCTTCGAGGTATTCGTCCAGCGCAAAGGCAACGTGGCGCCCCCTGGGCAGAATGTCGTCCATGCTTAGACGCTCCTCGATTGCGTGCAGCACCGGGCGGGCACCGAACAGAATGAGGTCCTGACGCGCCTGCTGCGCGTTCGCGTAGGTCATGCCCGACTGGTCAATCGCCAGCAGGTACGCCGGAATGTCCATCAGGCGGGAGAGTTCCTTGGTCTGGTACTCACGCCCCTCCACGAGCTGCAACTTCGACGGGTCGGCGTCAAACTCGGTAAACTTGACCATTTCGTTTAGGGCGCCGATTGCGTTAGTGCGCCGGTTGGCCGCCCACGCCGCTGCCATTTCGGCGAGCTCCTCGCCGCTCATGGGTTCCCCGCCAGTCTGCTGGAGGTAGCCCGCGGCGATCTCGTTAGTTGCGAAACGCTCCGCCGCCTGGTCAAGCCGCAAAGCAATCTGGATTGCGCGGCGCCCCTGATAAATGATGCCCTGCGATCCGCTAAGGAACTGGACGATTTGCGAGGGGTCAAGCGGCAGGCCGTTGAACGTGAGCGTTTCAGCAGGGCCGAACCATTCCGGCGGTGCGTTGTCCGGCGTGTCCACAAGGTTTGCGGGAAGCCACTGGAACGTTGCCGGGTAGCCGGTGGAGTAGCGGCTTGTGACCATCCAGAATGCGCGGCCATACAGAATGAGGTCGCGGGCGGTCTTGGCCATGATGAAGTTTCGCGTCACCCTAGGATCGGGTCGCGTCATCCACGACTCGCCTTCGACGTACAACTTTTCATAACGCTGGCCAGTCCACTGCAACGTGTAGCTGCGGATGTTTAGCGTCGCCGCCACGGTGGAGAGCAGGGAGATTGCCCTTGCCACCGTGGGGACGCTAAGGGCCGCTTCCTCGGCAGCGCCCACGCTGTAACCAAGGAAGGAACCGTTCTGGGGAGCGCCCGCCGCCGCCGCAATCGGGACGGACGCCATCGCCGGTACGGCCTTCACCTTTCGGCTGAACAGCTCCATAGGTGAATCATGCGGCAGGCAA